TCAGCATCGATGTTATGGAATGCAGAAACGTCTTGTGCTAATTCAGGAGACCATTGTGCTCTTAGTTTTCTTTCAGTTACAGAAACAGTTACTGATTCTAAATCAAAAGAAACCTCACCGATTTTGTCTTCGAATTCTAATTCAGCATATCTTTTAAATACTGCTTGGAATGAAGTCGCTTCAGCCGCCGCAGATAAAGTAGCTCCTGTGTAACCATCTAAAGATGTTGAGTTACAGTCAGCACATACAGGACAAGATAAGTCAACTTCTAAATAGATACATCCGTCAACAGAACATACATTGTCAAAACTACCACCGTTTCCTGTTGGGAAAGTAGTTGTAGTTGTATTGTAGTTAGGGTTAACGATACCTCTACCATATTGTTGAGTAACAACTCTAAACAATAAAGGTGTCATTGTAGGAACAGTACATGGTGAGCTAGCGGCTGGGGTTAATCCAGCACCTCTAATGATTTTTAAATCAGAAAGGAAAGACTCAGTATCCATTTCAGAACCGTCAGGTCCGATTAATTTACCATATCCTGTCTGATTAAATCCACACATTTTTAACAATACTTTTCTAACACCTGTTGTTGCGGTGTAAGATGAGTTATTGTTACCAGCACCAGTTAATGAACCGTTAGACCATACTTGTAAGTTAGTAGTTGCAGTAATAGCCGTCCACTGACCTTTAGAATAATCAAACAATCCTGGAGGATCTAAAGCTGCTTCAGAACCTTCATAAAATAAATCATAAAGATTTTTAGCGTAAGCTCCTGAAGAAGTACCATACCCATCACCAACGGATCCACCATTTACAGCACCAATCGGTCCGTAATGTGGTCCACTACCATTTGCAGAACCACCGTTATAACCTTGGATTTTAGGTACAAAGTAGAACAATTTACCGATAGGTAAGTTCATTGCTTGTACGGAAACTAAATCATTAGCTAATAATTTAGAGAAAACACGTCTAACGATAGGAAATACTACAGTTTCGAAAGAACCTGAACTATCTGTTGATGCCGCTTCGTTAATTAGGTGAGATGCTTGGTTTTCATATAATTGTGCCATGTTCTCTTTGATGTGTCCTTTCAAACCATCTAGGAATCCTAATCGATCCCATTTGTTAATTGTATCTTCTTTGATAACTTTAAGGTGTTTTAACCCGATGTTACCTACAAGACCTGATTCTAATAATGCTCCCATTTTTAATTTTTTAATCTGAGTTTATTTTTTATTTTATGTATATAAATATACAGTGTTTTAAAAAAGTTTATTTTTATTTAATTTTTGTCATCAAATCCTTCATTCTCAAGAACTGAGGATTTTCGTACGTTTTACTTTCAATCAAATTAGATGACGATCCTGTTTGTGGTGTTTTATTCACTTTTTCAGAAATAGATTCTTTAACAACATTGTTAGAACCTTTTCCGTCTAATTCGTTTTTGATTGATTTATAAAGATTTTTTGATTCTTTTAAAGTATCGACATCGTCAAATCTTCTAAGAATATTAATCTTTTCTTGTTTGGTTGTTGAATGTTCCGTAAACAATCTTGTTGAATAAGCCAAGTTAGAATTGAATACCGCAACTTCGTTTAATTTATTTCTAAAGAAATCTAAAGCTTTTTTGTATTCTTCATTTTTCTCTTTTAATAAATTCATCTCTTTAGATGTAGATTCGTACGTCATGTTTCTATTAGGTGTGATCGCTTTTCTAAGTCCTCTACCTGATTTAGAACCGTTACCATACGTTCTCGCAGCTTCAGATTTTTCACCACCCATTTTATCGTCTTCAGGTGATAATACGTCTTCATTAGATTCTTCTTTCCAAGAGTCACCATCTTCTTCTTCTTCATTAGAGGTTTCAGCTACACCTCTTTTAAGTTTAGATGGATATTTGAATTTCATTTTTCCAACTCTTCCTTTTGGTTTGAACGCTTCTTTCATTGGTGGTGTCATCTCATCTTCATCTTCGTCTTGTTCTAATTTAGGTAATTCATCATCTTGATCGCCCACTTCTAATTCATAGAAAACATGATTGTTGTCTTCTTCTTCTTCGTCTTCTTCTTCGTTGTCATAACCCATGTCCATTTTTTCCATCTCTCTACGTCTTCTTGACATTTTCGGCATATCCATGTCCATTTCTCCCATCTCTCTACGTCTTCTTGACATTTTCGGATCCATATCCATTTCCATATCCATTTCCATATCCATGTCCTCTTCAACATAAGAGTCTTCTTTGTCCTCAAAGTGTAACTCATAAAGGATTTCTTCGCTTAAGTTATTTCTCATTTTTCGTTTTTTACTTTCCTCTAATTGAACAATGTATTCTTTGTCTGTCTCGTTATCTGAGATGTGTAAAAATTTACCATCTTTTTTAACAATAATACCGTCTTCATCACCCATGGCTTTGAAAACTTTCATTACATCAGACATCGGAGATTGCGTCATGTCCAATGGGGGTAATTCGTCATTATCAACAGAAACTTCCATATCAGAATCAACCTCACCATCCATGTATGATGTTTCATCATCCATGTATTCGGTTTCATCATCAACTGCTCCCATTTCATCGTAATCCATTTCGTCTTCCTCACCTTCTAAATCTTCGTCATCAACTTCTGGAGTTTCTGTACCTTCTTCATCTTGTTCGTGTAAAGACCTTTTAGATTTTTTTGAACCATTTAATGATTCCCTTACTAATTCACTGATTTCTTCCTTCATTGTAGAAGCAAGTATTCCTTTTGCGTTTTCGCTGATAGCATCCTCAACTGCTTTAATTTGTAATAAAGTGGATTCTACTATCGATTTTTCTTTTCCTGTCATTTCTAAAAAGTAATGCTTATAGGTTTATTTTTTAAATAAATATGCCGTACTTTAAAAAAGATGAAATTATTTTACGTTTTTAAACATAAAAAAAAGAAAATAAAAAAAGGGAATACTAAACGTACTCCCTTTCCCTAAAAAAAATATTAAATTATTCTTCTATAACTTCATCGATTTTACTCTCAACGATCGCAGTTATTCTCCAATCCATTGTGTAAGATTCATACACTTTAGTTACTTTCGCTTCAACATCTGTTGGTGAATAAGCCTTAACTAATTTTTCTTTTTTAATTTTTTTTACTTTCCCTGTGTTTTCATCCACTATATCAGTGGTTACTCTAGCTACAAAATACTGTTCATCCATTTCTTATAATTTTATTTATCCAAATAATCGGATAATCTTTTCATTAAGTCAACAGATTTTGATAGTGGATTTGAAGTTGGTTGTATATTTTCGTGTTCAGTTAGTTTTTCTTCGTACTTAGGTCTATCTTCTTTATTTAAATAAAGATATGCTCCTGGAGTTGATGGGGAAGAAACTAAGTCAAAACAAATTAATTCGAAATCTTCTTGTACTTCATTTTGTTCACCTTTCTTTACCAACGAACCAACACCACGAGAAGAAACCCCCATAGTGACCCCTTGTCTCATCATATTAGCGGCAATATCACCTTTAGATGACACAATACCTCTTTCGTGAAAACCAGGTGTGGTTAATAATTTTATTTTACCCATCATCACATTATCTTCCCACCACACATCTGTAATTAGATGTGCCACTCGATCTAAATCGATAAGTGAGGATTCTGGATGATTAAGTTCAGATATAGACATTCCTTTATTGATCATATCTTTATATCTTTCCGCTTCTCTTTTTAATATTTTTTCAGGATAAACTCTACCGTTTCTATTTGGAACTCCATATTTTTGAAGGGTAGCATAAAATATAAACGGTTTTGAATAGTCTAATTGACCATACGATTCCTTTAATACTTGGCTGTTTCTATATTCATTTGGGTTTATAATCCCAGAATCGTACTCAACAAGAATACCTTTACCCGTATCATTTGGTCCTAATATCTTCATAATCTTTTTTATGATAAATATTAGATACTTACGGTTTCTTTAATTTTTGTTCTACTTAATGTAAAATACTTTGAATTTTTTAAGTCGTCTTTATATATTGACTGTAAAACATTTTTAATCTTACTTCTTAAAATAAGGGATTTAAAATCTACATTTTCTTTATGTATAAATAAAGTTAATTCTAAATTTAAGAAACTTTTTTTGTTTTTCTGTATTCCACTAGTTCTTAAATCAAGATCCACAATTTGTTTTTTCTCAAATGTTGTGTGGTCAACAACTTCTAATAGTGTGTGTAATATTTGTCTTTTTATTTCACCTGTAATTTTTGTCCAATTATTGTAATCATCTTTTGGTTCGACCCATGTTTGTAATACTATGTAAATTGATTTTAATTTTTTTGAGTCGACCGTTCCGTAGTGACATTTTGCGTCATCAAAAATGTTTAATTTTGACGTTTTTCCTTTTTTCATTATTCATACCTTATCCGTTTATTGTTTAGTAAAATATAATAAAACTTTTTATGGTTGTCAAAAATTAAAAAAATACCTACTATTTATAGTAAAACAAAAGAAAAATATGCTAATTATACCGGTAAACAATAAAAATATAGAACAAGCATTAAAGGCATATAAGTTTAAAATATACAAAACAAAACAAATCCAAAAATTACAGGAAAGAAAGGAATATAAAAAACCCTCCGTAGAACGAAGGGCTCAAATTCAAAAGGCGGTATTTAATCAAAAGAATTATTCTGCTGATTGATTCTCTTCTTCTTTTTTATCGGTTTTCTTTTTTGAGAAAATCGCCTCAGTAGACGTAAGACCCAAAGACCCAAAAGATAAAAGAGCAATAACATCAATTAACGATTCGTTGGGTGTTAATTTTCCTGCTGAAAATAAAGATACAAATAATGAGATCACTAAAGATATTACACAAATAATACCTGTAAATCTTTTAGATGATAATGTTGTTGAACCGCCACCTAACAACGATTTAAAAAACTTTTTCATAGTTCTGTATTCAACTTTCTTAGTTTATATAAATTATAATGATCTTCTTTAGAGTCCATTATTTTATTTATCGTGTTTTGTATAGTGTTATTTAAATCACTATCTTTAGATTCGGTTAAAGTTGTTTTTAACCCTTTAACCACATTTTCTTTTAGTTCTGACATTTCTTTTTTAACCTCATCTGAAGTTAATACAAGAATCTCATCTAACTCTTTACGGTCATTTTCATTTAAATTACTAACCTCTTTTTTAAGATTTTCATTCGCTATTTTAACCATAGAAGATATTGGAATATTATATGTTTCTGTTACAACATTTTTTACCTCTTCTTTTATAATTACGTTTTTAATATTTTTTTTAGATTCTAAAATTGATTCTAAATTTCTTATTCCTGTGTTGTAAATGGCGTTATCAATATCTGAGTAATTATTACCGTTTGATTTGTTCCAAGAATTAATCCAAGTATTTAAATATCCGATACTTTTAGATTGACTTTCGATTAAAATTTGTGAATACTCAATTGATTCGTTTATGTAATCGTTAGCCAAATCCCCATCAAGACCTTTATTCGTAGATAAATCATCATAGATAAAATACAATTCAGAAATGTCTTTGTTATTTAACACCATACCATTAAATTCAAAAATAAATCTTTTAAATTCTGGTTTTTTTGCCATTTCTATGGCCGTGTTTTCAATATTTGTTTTTATTTTACCAAAAGTGTTCATAATGTTTTATTTATAAATATCACTTATCGATTAAATCTTTCAATTTGTTATTAATTTCAAATAAAGTGTTTCTACCTTTTGACAAATCTAACATATTATTTTCATTAAAAAGATTTCTTTCTAAGATCAAATTCAAATCATTTCTAACCAATCTTTCCGTTGTCGGTGGTTCTCCGGTGTCTCCCGGTGGTGGTGGAGCTCCTCCACCCATATCCATTCCTCCCATATCACCAGCACCTCCTGCACCACCACCAGCTTCACCTCCTGCACCACCTCCGGCCGCAGGTTCATCACCCGGTTTTTTACCATATAGATTATCTATATTATCGAATAATCCTGTACTTGTAATAACCTCAGCAGTTTTACCTAATTCAGCAGAAACGGCTCTCTCAATTCTTTGTTGTTGTAAATCGAGTCTAATCTCTTCATCTGAGAACCCTAAAATATGTTTTTTAGCCCATGACGCAGAAACGGCAGCAACTGAGTTTGGTATTTCAGCAACGGCATCTTTGTATAGTAAAATCTTTTCTTTCCACACCTCAACACCCAATAAATCGGCTTGTTTAGATGGGTTATGTAATGAAAGAGTGAAATTTGTTAACTCATCTTCAAACCCTAACAAAAACAAATGGATTATTGCGATTTTATTTAATTCGGCAATCATCGATTTTTGTATTCTATTGATTGTTCTTGCAAATCTAATATCCAATAACGATAAATTTTTACCGTCACCTATTGCCTCTTCAAACCCTAAATATGCTTTAGGTATTCTAAGTGCGGTAACAAGTTTTTTCTGTATATACTCAATATCAGCAATCTCAGATAAATTTGTACCACCAGGAAGAGTCTCTATTGGGTTTGTTGCTGTAGCGTCCCTAACAGGAATAAAGTAATCTTGATCAACCGCCAACTGATTGTATCTCATATCAACATTACCCGTTTGTGGGTCAGCGATTTGATCCCGTTTAAATTTACTTGCAACTCTTTGTACATATGGATCAACGTCTTTATCATCCATATTACCAACAAATACTTTAAACACTCTTCTTTCAGGTGCTCGTGAAACTCTATATATCATCATCGCATCTTCAGAGAGTAATAATTGTTTCCATATTCTTCTAGCCTTTTCTAACATAGACGTTCCGTAAGGTAATTTTCTATCATCCCCTAAGATTCTAAAGTGAGCCACTTCCCACGTATTGAATTCCATATTTTTTTCTTTCCAAACAAACTTCAAAGCATCGTTCTCCATTTCTTGTGAATATTTGTCAGGTTGAAACCTCATTCCCTTTTCTAAACGCTCTATTTGGATATTTGGTAATTGTTGACAACCAACAATCCCCTTTTCTGGATCAAGTTTTATATAAACAAAATTATCACCAAATTTACATGTGTTTCTTGTCCACATAGCCAAGTTAGTATTAATATCTAACTTGTTGTTAAACAAATCAACCAAAACTTGTTTAATTCTTTTTGATTCTGAATATACTTTTAAAATGTGTCCATCCTTATCCGGTGTTGTTGATTCTTCAGAATAAACATCTAATGCTGCCGAAATTTCAGGAGTATATTCCATAGATTCGTAATCATAATACGATGCTAACCTTGTTGGTTCGTAATAAACCGCTTGTTGGTATAAGTTACTCTCAACTTTCTGCCATTGTTTTCCAATGTACATAGTTTGTTGTGCCTGTAACTTTTCATTTTCATATTCTTGTTTGTTTGTTGTTTTTAACAATTCGGTTTTGTCAAACTTAAAAATTGGAGATTCTTGGTCCATTGCAGAATTTGGTCCGAAAACTTTACCTAATCTCTGCCAAACCGTTAAATTATTTTGTGCCATATTTTTTATTTTAAATGTAGTTCCTTAAATAGTAAATTAAACTCTACCATTCCCGAATAACCATAAATACTTTTCATAATCACTTTTAGTCACCGTATTTCTTTGATAACCGTTATTTCCATATGTTGATGCTGGTATTCCCGGATTAAAATTCATAGATGAATCCGCAAATGTGTTCTTATCTGTAGTCCAAGAATCCAACATTGCTTTAGTCTGTTCTGTCACTTTTTCTAACTGTGCAAACGACGATTCACCAACATATATCGCAATAGCCATCGCCATAATTAAGTCATCATGTTGACCTTTTTGGTGGTCGGGTCTTCCGTTTACATAAACAAAAGTGTTTAATTCGTTAAATAGTCTTTGTGATTTTAATGAAAAATCAAACCTTAATGCTTCCTCAAACGCTTGAACAATTAATACCCGTTTTGAGTTAAAGTTTATTCCCGGTATTTTATCTTGAGTTTTTGGATCCCATTTCCATTTGTCTGCAGGATTAACCCCATCAATATATAAACTCTTATAACCAAGTTCTTGTAATTTTCTGGATGTTGATACGCCCATACCACCAGTGATATCGGTAACTATAAATGCGTTGTAGGAGTTCCCCCACTTGAATGCGATTTCCGCCAATATGTCTGGAGGAACTTTCCCTATATATTCTAAAACTTGTTCTCTCTCATCAAAATCAATAACCGATATTGTACTAAAATCCTCACTATCACCTCTAGAAACGTCAACACCCATAATATAACGATGACCTTGTACAGGTTCTTTCCATTGCCATAGAGCACCACCCATAAATTTATTTTCAGGTTCTCTAATGTGTTTTTCTTTAATAGATTTCATTGTTTCAGACGGAATCACATTATCCCCCGACCCTAAAAAGTTACATTCTAACTCTTGTGATATCCTTCTTTTATCAAATTTTAATTTTTTGGACATAGACTCAAACCAAGAGCTATACGCTTTATATCCCGATTCTACTTTTTGTTTTATTTCCTCAAAGTCTCTATCGGAGACTTTTATGTTTGAATAATCTAATGTTATTTCCTCGTCTTTATAATCTGCCCGATTCAACATATAGTGTACGATATCATTACATTTGATGAGTTTTAAATCTTTTGAATATCTTGGATCCCTAAACCAATACATTTCAGTAATTTTAAAATCATTTATACCTTTAACCGCTTGACTGTAGATTGAATAGTATATTGGATCAAAACCATTTGGTGTTGATATTACAATCACTTTACCACCTGTAGATAGGGAAGCCATACAAGCAGACCAAAAATCCTCATCTGCGTTGATGTATGCGGCCTCATCAAAAATTAATATTGTTGGTGTATAACCACGCAAGGCATCCTTTGATGTTGCAACCGCTTTAACCTCACATCCGTTGGTTAATTTAAAATGTCTTTGTGCGTTCTTTTCATTGGAGAAACCAACCCCTAACCATTTTGGCCATTGGTCAACAAACGATCGGACTTTATTTGCCATCTCAACGGCAGTATCCATTTTATTCGCAATAATTAGAATTTTTTCAGGTTTCTTTTTGTTGGCAAATACCAATCTTTTTGATGCCCAAGCGGATGTAACTGTAGATACCCCAGCTTGTCGATATTTTAATGCGATATTTTCCTCACAAGTATCGTAATCATTAACCAAGGTAACTTGATCATTAAATAACTCTAAGGGTACGTATTGTGATTGTGTGTTGTCGTAAGTTTGTAAATAGGTTTTTAGTGCGTATGGGGTATCATTTATACACTTCGCATATTCCAATAAGGCTTGTTCCTTTGTTAACGACATTCATTAGTATTATCTTTTATTTACTATATTTAGTAAATCTTTTTTTGTTACTTCAGGGTAGAGGTGTTTTTCAACTAACCTCATAATACTTTCCTCAAGATTTTTAACGTCTTCATTTTCTTTTGTTTCCTTTTTTTTAGGTAAACCTTTGTGTTTTGTTGACGCAAAATCTTCTAAATCTTTTTTTGACATACTTTTAGACATGTCTTTTACTTTTTTAGTGACTTTAGTTTTTGCTGTATCTCCCCTTTTAACAGAAAGTGCTAACCCCATAAGTTTTTGTTGTTGTCTTGATACTGATTTTTCTTCAATTTCTTTTTCTTCTTCACCTAGTTCGGTTTCTGTAGTTGTAATAATTGTTTTCCCTCCTTTATTTTCTACTTTTGCACCTGTAGGTACATTTGCAGAACCATTCGGCGGAACGGTAGTTTGTGTTGATGTAACTTTTTTTACCTCGTTTGGAGGTGCTTGCTCATTCAAAACCCTTACATATAAAACATTTAACTGTTCTTCAGACAGTCTTTCAAGGGTATGTATAGATAACCCTTTATTAAGTAGTTTAACTATTTTAGGATTCATATTTCTCATCTTGCACTAAATTTTTTTCCCATTTTAATACGATATCTCTTTCATATATTTTGTTTTCAACACTTTCCTCACTTTCACCATATTGAAAAACTAATCGTTTTCTTTTGTGTATTAATATATCGTCACTATCTGAATTTTCCCAAGCCAAGGATATAACACCATCAATCGAGTCGTACATACCAAAGAAATCTGAATTTTGTATTAAATTTAAATTGATTTCTGAGTTTTTTAATACTCCAACTTTTTTTATGTAATTAACATCGGGTGGAGATGGTTTTCCTGATGCTGGTTCAGCATCCCACTCATCACCCCAAACATCATCCAAATCTGAAAAGATAAACTCATATATGTTATCACCTTTATAGTTTGGTCCTAATTCATTTACATATACTAAATTCATATAACTCTTCCTCTTGGTGTTACTTTAAATTGTTTACCGTTTTTAACAAATACTAAATTTTCTTTATTTGTTTTACCTAAAAATTTAGCGTTTTCATTCATTAATTCTAAACTAACTTCCATTTGTATTTTTGACTCACTTAATTGTTTGATTTCATTCTTAACTTTAATTTGAGTCATTTTATTTTTTAAAAAGTCTTTTTTTCTTTTTTCTTCTAATAATGGTTTTTCATTTTCAGATATTTTAAAATACCCTCTAAGTATTCTCTCTACTTTTGATTCTGCCATAGGTGGAATTTTAACCCCTTCAGGTTCTCCCATTCCTGGTTCACCTCCCATTCCCATTGCCGGTTCTTCCATTCCCATTTCAGGCTCTGCACCCATATCTTCTCCTGATAAATCTAATTCACCCTCACCTTCTTCACCGTACGCTTCGTAATCTTCTAATTTATCTAAAATGTCGTCTCTATCCTCATCGTCTAATTTGGTTAAATCAATTGCCGATAAAATTGAGTTTACAACGTATTTAATATCTTGAGAATCTAAACCGTTATCTTTATCAAACGATCTGATTTTTTGACTTAATCTACCTGTTAGTTTTTGTATTGTTTTTAATCCGACAGGTCCTGACATATCTTCGTCATCTTCCATATCCATTTCAGGGTCTTCCATTCCTGGTTCTGCACCCATTGCTGGTTCTTCCATTCCCATTTCAGGTTCAGCACCTACCGCAGGTTCCATTCCCATTTCAGGTTCAGCTCCTACCGCAGGTTCTGCCGCCATTGCGGGGTCTGCCGCCATTGCGGGATCTGCCGCCATTGCGGGATCTGCCGCTATTGCCGCTTCAGGTGTTGGTGCAACATCTGGTGCCGGTGCGGGTGGTGCCGCATCCACATCAGGAGTTGGTCCTTCAGGGCTTTTCGTTTTTAATACGAATTTTTTTTGTTCCCCTATTAAAGGAATATTTTCTGAGTAATCACTAACTCTATTAATTTCTTTTGCCGTAAGGTTTAATCTTTTTAATGCTTCTGATTGTGAACGATAATATTTTCTACCTTTCATATTGTCGATGTATTCCATCGGTGATTCATTAATTGATTTTTTTATAATGTATCCGTTTTTTTCTTTAACAATTCCATATGTATATCCATCGGATAATTTAATATTATATGTTAAAGTGTTTTGTTCCTCACTAATAAAAGTAGTTGGTTCGTTGTATCGTGCGATTTCCATAATACGCTTTATTTTATCGATACCCTCCAATTTCTCACTACCTAAAGGTCTTAAATCTGCCATGTTTTATTTATTATTTTTTTTATTGATATAAAAATTAAGGCTAACGCCTACATATAAATATATCGTTATTTAAGAATTTATTTTTTATTCGTTATTTTCTTGTTCTAAAGACAATTTTTTATCTACAAACGCATTTTTAAAGTTTTCAAGTTTAGTGATATATCCGTTTCTCCTTAAAAATTTAAACACCAAATTTTCATAGGAATACTCCCCTTCTTTTCTTAATCCACAGGTTCTATATTTACGAAGTTTTTCTCTATATTTTTTAACCAATTTAACCGCGTCCTCAATGTCCTCATCCTCAGCATTTTCTAAAACACCATCAATAATATCCATCCATTGTTCTGCTTTGGATTTTAATTTTTTTTCATCTATTTTGAAATCTTCTTTTTTTGGTTTCTTTAACCATTTATCGTAAATTAAAGAATATACTCCTTGACTTTCGTTTTTTTCGTTAGAGTCCTGTACATACAATTCGGTCTCGTAACCTTTAATCATAATATTATGGGCAGCATTAAAAACGGTTTTTTTTAGTCTAAATAATTCTTCGGACATTTCACGATTTTCGGATTCATTTATATCTATCACAATGTGAATATCAAAATCCGAAAACTCACTCCAATTGTATCCCACTAAAGAACCAACAAAAATAACATCTTGAACGAATAGTTCAGTGTCCAAAAATTCAATAAAAAGATTTGCGACCTTCAATAGTCGTTCTTTTATTATAGGTTTAAGTTTTACGGTATTCGGATCGTTTGAGTTATCCCAAACATCCGGATTAAATTCCTCTTGTAGATAAAAACTATTAATAATTTTTTCAGTATTTGCCATGTATATAAATATGGCGTAAGAATTATTTGTCTAATTTTTTATATTTGTATGTTTTAGATATGTTGGAATTAAAAAATTTACCTTGTGATTCAGATAATCTGAACTGCGCATATATGTTATGAGGAACCTCGTCATACTCATATTTAACCCCGTTTTTAAATTCCGTAACTAATTTTTTAGTTTCTGAATCGTAAATTGTTTTAACTAAATTACTTGATTCGATTTCACATGTAATAATAGTCCCTTCGATTGTTGTTTTTTTAATTGCCATAATCAATTATTTAATGGTGTTATGTCGTCTATTGTTTTTAACTTATTATGAATATAGTCGGTTAAAGATACCTTGTCAACATCAAACCCATAGTCACGCACAGTTTTAAAAATAGAATCTCTCTCATCTGAGAATTTATATATCAACATCATAAGGTCTTTTGGGTAGTACGGCGGTTTTTGTAAGTCCTCATCTGACCAACCCTCTCGTTGAAAAATTAACCTTATTCTATAATATATTTCTTCAATATCTTCGATTAGGTTTAATTCCTCCATAAAATATTTAAATGGTTCCATAATAGTAAATATGTCGGTTTTTAAAAAAACACAGAACAAAAAAAACCACCCTTTCAGGTGGTTCTTCTTATTTTAGGGAGTCGATCTTGTCTCTTAATTCTATTGACCTCTCAAAGTCTTGGAGTTTAATTGATTCGTCCAATTGTTTTTTAAGGTTACTTATTTTCTCTTTGTTTTTTTCCAAACTTTTTATTTTGTCCCTTATCTCAACCGCCCCTTCAAAATCTTGTTCCTCAATACGTTTATCTAATTCTTTTTTTAATGATGATACCTCATCCATTTGTTTTGGTTTTCTTATTACGTATGAATACGAAAATAGACCGGTGTCTGATACGTACGTTTTTCTTTCCCATTCCCCATCATCGGTTTCTGACTGAGACAGTTCTAAGTCTTTAAATAGACGGTTTAAGTTGTAAAAGTTTCTAAATAACATAATTTTTATTGTTTATAAGTTTATTTTGATTATTTATTCACCAATAAAATGCCAATCCATTAAATTTAAACCTTTGATTTATAAAACCTGACAGAATGTCAGTATAGTATGACACAATGACAATTATAAAAAAACATTGATTATTATCATGACTTCATTTAACTTTAAACCAAATAAAAATATTAAAAAACGTATTATGATTGAATCTTACGACGAATCAGACAAATCTAAAAATAAAAACGCGGAAACCAAAACAAAAACCCCAGTATTAGATAACTTTTCAAGAGACCTTATTAAATTGGCCGAGGAAGGTAAATTGGATCCTGTTGTTGGTAGAGAAAATGAGATTAATAGAATCGCACAAATACTTTCAAGAAGAAAGAAAAATAACCCTATCATATTAGGTGAACCTGGTTGTGGTAAAACTGCCATTGTTGAAGGTTTGGCCAAAAAAATATTTGAGGGGGATTGCCCTCAAAACTTATCAGGAAAAAGAATTGTTTCTTTGGATATGACATCAATTGTTGCAGGAACAAAATATCGTGGTCAATTTGAAGAAAGAATGAAGGTTATCATTGAAGAATTATATGCAAATCCTGATATCATCATTTTTATTGATGAAATCCACACAATGATTGGTGCAGGTAATTCATCAGGATCAATGGATGCTTCCAACATATTTAAACCCGCACTTTCAAGAGGAGAACTTCAATGTATCGGAGCAACAACATTGGAGGAATATAGAAAAAACATCGAGAAAGACGGGGCATTGGAAAGAAGATTCCAAAAGGTAATGGTTGACCCATCAACAAAAGAAGAGACGTTAATAATACTCCAAAATTCAAAAAACAGATATGAAGATCATCATAAAGTTACATATAGCAACGACATATTAAAATTATGTGTTGAACTTGCTGATAGATATATTACAGATAGGGAGTTTCCAGATAAAGCATTTGATATTATTGATGAGGTTGGAGCAAGATCTCAGGTTGAAATTAAATTACCTGAAATTATTGAGGACTTAAAACGACAAGCCAATGAAATAAAAGAAGAAAAGGTTAGGGTTATCAACAGCCAGAAATATGAGGAAGCGGCAAATCTACGAGATAAAGAAAGAAAGATCATATTAGACTTAGAAAGAGAAAAATCTGAGTTTGAAAAAAATAGAAACCTATTTAAAAGAGAAGTGACTGAAGACGTTGTGTATGATGTCGTAACCTTAATGACAAAGATTCCGGTTAGCAAAGTGTCGACCGATGAGACAGAACAATTAAGAACCCTAAAAGAAACACTATCAACAAAGGTTATCGGACAAGAAGATGCGGTCGCAAAGATATCAAGAGCAATCCAAAGAAATAAAGTGGGATTAAACGACCCAAAAAAACCAATATTCAGTGGATTATTAATCGGTAATTCAGGTGTTGGTAAAACTGAATTGGCAAAACAACTCGCAAAACATATGTTTAATTCTGAAGATTCGTTAATCAGATTGGATATGAGTGAGTTCTCGGATAAAATTGCAACGTCAAAATTAACAGGAACGTCACCAGGTTATGTTGGATACGAAGATGGTTCTCCGTTTTTAAATAAGATTAAAAACAAACCATATTCGGTTATTTTATTAGATGAGATTGAGAAAGCTCACCCTGAAATTTTTAACATATTTTTACAAATGTTAGATGAAGGGTTTTTAACGGATGGTCACGGAAGAAAGATCAACTTTAAAAACTGTATTATTTTGATGACATCTAATATCGGAACAAAAATTGTTCAGGATTTTGGTACAGGGGTTGGGTTTTCAACAGGATCCAAAATTGAAAAAAGAGAGGAGGAGATAAAATCGGTTTTAGAAAAAGAATTATTTAAAAAGTTTGCACCTGAATTTATAAATCGTTTCGATGAGATTATTTATTTTAAAGACCTTATCGAAACTGACCTATTAAAAATAGTTGATTTGGAACTTGAAAAGGTATACAAAAGAATTGAAAGTATTGAGTTTTATTTGGAAGTGGATGAGAGTTTGAAAAAACATATTATCTCTGTTGGTACCGATACAAGGTTCGGAGCGAGAATATTAAAAAGGACAATTCAAAAATGGGTGGATGATTCGGTAACTGAAAAAATATTATCGGATAATCCAGAGAAGGGGTCTAAATTTATCTTGTCATATAATGAAACGGATAAAAAAACTGAGGTTAAAGTAAAAAAACCAGCAAAAAGAAAAAAATGATTTTGTAGAACAGAAAAGTTTTCGTAAGTTTGTAGTATAAATAAACCACTATGAAAACTTTTCTTTTAACTTCTTTATTTTTAGCATTATCTTTAGTGACTCTTTCACAAAAAGACTTAGACTCCGTTTCTAAGTACTTCGATTCTATCTACGTATCTGAAGTTTATCCTGGTAACTTTAAACCAAAAGTGGATAAAAAACTATCTGCGGTTGCTAAAATACAAATGGATTACTTAAAAGGTAAAAAAAATATGTTTTTATCTCACGACCATCCAGAAAGAAAATACGAATCTATTTTTTTAAGATTCGAGGAGACGGTAAATAAAAATAAAAAGTTTGAAAATTGTTATGTGTACACTTCAGAAGTGTTATGTCGTATTGGTAATTATGATAAGATGAATAATGAAGAAATTGCTAAATATATTTTTGACGCATTCATGAGATCCCCTTCACATAAAAAAGCCATGAGTGCATATAGAAATAGATTTATATTCTTGTTCGATTACTCAGTTGATAATGAAATTATATGTGCTGGCGTAATGGCTAATAAATTCGATTAAAAATAACATTTTATTGTTTTTACTTTTCTACCTATATAACTTTCCCCACCAAGGGTTACTCCACCACCTTTTCGTTTCAATTTAGCCCATTTCCAAGTTAACCTTCTTTTTATTTCGGTAAATTTTTCACCACCATAAAAATCAGCACTATATGTTTTATCACTTGATTGTACTTCTTCTTTAGGTAATCTATCCTCAATAGGGGGAGTTGATTCCTTTCCTCCCTCTTTTTTGTCGTCAATTGGTGGATCTTTAAATGGTTCATCCAAGTCCATTAAATCGAAGTTAAATGCTACCTCAACATTTAAATTGGTATATTTGTATTTATCATAACTTTTTTTATTACTGTGAGGTAATCCACATTCGTCACGTTTAACTAAAATACCATTTATTTTACATTCATCTACATCGTATGAACATGCCTTGGTCATAGGGTATTCACCTTTAGGTATGTAATAACCAAGATCTTTTGGTGGGTTAGGACCACTAGTACCATCACCGTTAGATCCGTTCGGGTTTAATTTTATAATTGGTTCTTTTTTACACCAAGGCATTTGGTATTTTACCATAAGTTCCGATATTAAATAATCTTTGGCATTATTTAGTCTTAATTCTGCTAGTTGTTTGAATGTTAATTTATCCGCTGGACTTGTGTTTCTAAATCTGCTAGCACTTGCATTACCACTTATACTATTAACACAGGCTCTCCATGTTATTTTTTTCTTACCTTGTACTTTTGATATTATTTTTTTCGCCTCTACGGTTTCGGGTATGTTTTGTAATACCTCAAGTATCGGGTTAATTATTTCCTCAGTTATTCTTGATTTAACTCTAGTGTCCGCCTTTGACATATTGTCAAGATAAAGATTATTAACACCTTGACTATCTAATCCAAAATCAGCACCTTGCAACTCAACGAACGATTCTTCTTCTCCCGGTTCACCACTTTTATCACCAGGGGTATTACCTTCAGTTCCCTCTTTTTCATAAACGATTTCTTCATCAGGTATTCTGGTTGATTCCCCCATCTTTTTCAAAACAACCCTCTCAACCCATTTGTTTATTAATACATACATGATGATATCCGCGGCATATGCTGGATCGTTTTTTTTAATTTCTTCCCATATCGTAAGTTGAGTTTGAAATTTACTTGTTTGGACTAATTTGTTTATAACTGATTTCTCATCTTTTAAAACTCGGTATATTGTCCTAAATTTTCCTCCGAGACCCCTTAAATTATCTCCATTAAGTATCTCCCACCGACCAATGTTACTATCATAATTCATCACTCTTCCCTTACTATCTTTTTCAAAATCATCCCGGTTTACTTTTTTACCATTAACCATATAGTTATAAATTAGGTTAAAGTTTTTTTCTGAACTTTTTTTAATCCTATCCTGTACCGCTAAACCAAACAAAGATTGGTATGCTGACCCAACATTAAAATTATCACTATATGGATCGGAACCGTCTTGTTCCAAACTACCACTTTTTGCGTATCCCTTACTTGATGATGGTGATTTAGTATATCGTAACTTACCAATACCTAAATTAATATTTTTACTAACTCTTTTCTTATTTTGCTCATCTATGGCGGTTAAATGTAGAGATCTAATTCTATCGTCTTCAGATAAATGTTCTTTATCGAACACCTCAACCAAAAAAGTATTATGATTTTCACTTAAAAGTCCGTTAGATTTTTTTGAGTTATAACCCATTAAGTCTTTATATCTTTTTATTTCATCTTCAGATATGATTTTTTTACGCATAACTTTGTTTTATAATATAAATATCGTATCTTTATAAAAAAATTAAATGAACTTAGAAAAATTCAAAAACCTACTATCTGTCCCTTCCAAAACATATCAAGAAGAAGATATGGTAGAATTTCTTTGTAACGAACTTGACACAATTCCAGGCGTCTCCTACTACCGAGATGATATGATGAATATATATGCAACAAAAGGAGAACTAAACGAAGGTGAATATTACCCGATGTTTATTGCTCACACGGACACCGTTCATCATAAGGTAGATAAAATCATAGTAAAAGAAGAAAAACTTATACGACCAAACACATTCGGAAAAACCTTTGATAAAACGGAGGTTGACTGTTTAAAGGCATATACCGAAGACGGGAACCCAACCGGCATTGGTGGTGATGACAAATGTGGTATTTTTATTTGTTTGGAACTTTTACAACAATTAGACAAAGTTAAGATCGGATTATTTGTTTCAGAAGAAACGGGGTGTCACGGATCAAGCAAATGTGATGAAAACTTCTTACAAGATGTTGGTTACATTACACAATATGATGCCCCAGGAAATCATTTAATCTCCGAGATTTGCTCGGGAGTTCGTTTGTTTGAACGAGACAGTGAATTTTTCACCAAAACTTTAAAAGTAATTGAAGAATCATTTGGTAATGAGATGTTAATTCAATCTCACCCTTATACCGATATATCTCAATTAAAAAAGAAAGTAGATGTATCTTGCATCAATATGTCTTGTGGGTATTATAATATGCATTCAAACCAAGAGTTCGTATCAATTGAAGACGTAAGATGCGCAATTGAAGCAGGAAAAAATATGGTTAAGGAACTTGGTAATAAGAAATACGAATATGTTTATAAACCAATCACATATACATCACAAACCGTAATGAACTCTTTGGTTGGTTTTGATATGGACGACGATTTAAAAGAAGAGGACATCCATCAATTGGAAACGGTTGATGTAATTGAAGAGAAAGACGGAATCACGATTTCGGATATATATGATGGTGTTTCCGTTTTTATAAGTGATGATGATGTCCCTTATTTATATGAAATTTTAAAGGAACGTCTTATTTCTAAGAATTGAAAATTTCTTGGATTGTTCTAAAAGGTCAAACATTTTTTCGTTATAGATTAAATTTAAAAAACTGTCAATATCTGTTTTACCACCCTTGGCGTCCCACCCATTTTTTCTTTTCATTGTGTAATAAATTAATGACGTGTCCGGTTCAATCCCGTTAATTCTTATTTCGTATTTTCCATCTTTTGTTTTAATCCAAACGTCAACTCCACCAATTTTCATAACTTTATCAACAACGTCAAAATAATTTTTATCGTAATTATCTGGATTTTCTTCAATATCCTCCAACTTCTTCTCAAGTATTTTTGTTAAACCCGGTAACCAAGACTCCTCAAACTTTTCACTATCCCAATAATTTGACTCCATTTCATAATACTCCGGTAAATACGCCCTAACCGTTTTTTTAATTGTAGAAAATAACAGGTCTAAAAAACTACCATCGTCTGTACCATAATGGGCAAATAATAATAGAGCGTCTCCCCACCCCATCTGGTATTTCCAAAAACAATATCTATCACTATACCGATCAATACCAACCGGTTTTAAACAATTACACAATACATCCTCAATTCCTTTTGGGACTGCGTCTCTAACGGCATCAACATTTGAATCGGTGTATAACTCAACAATATCACTTTCAAGACCTATCGTCTCTAAAAAAGAAGAAATTATTTTTGACATTTTATCATTTAAGCCGTTTACTGTGATTTTAGAGAGTTTAGAATACATATCTGGTGATGAATATTTTGCCAAACTTATAAGTAATTCCAAATGTACAGGTCTAAACGATTGGACGATATATCCCTCTGACCAATCGTCGGAATTCCTATTTGAAAAGTCATCGTACCAATCCCATCGTTTTTCATACATCATTTCATAATAGGATGCATCATAATACCCCTCCGAATTATCTTCTTTTGAGTAATCGTCAGGAAAAAAGAATGTCAAAAAATCTCGTAATCCATCAAAGGTAAACATTATACCATCGTCTTTAATTTCAATATGATCTGAAAAGTCTTCCCCTTCTGAATTATAAAACTCAACAGCATTTGCACTTATCTTGCGTTTTATCATTCTTGATATTTGTTGATAATCTGTTAACTCTTGTTCTTCCTCGTCCTCAAAAATAAATTTTTTCTTTAACATATTTATATAAATATATTGGATAATCAAAACATTTGTATTATCTTTGTATAAGTTCTTTGAAAATATGGGGGTGTTTTTGGATTTGACAGGTATCGGCTGAGGAATAAGGGCACGTAGAGACTGAATTAATCTCTTTAAAAACTGATTCACACTTATATACGGCAACGTACTTGATAACCTTTCAGTGGTTGGTTTAATTGCAACTGAGCAAGTTACTGTAGCTTAAGTTAAGCACGGAAACGGGGGGTCGATGGACACATAACCTAGCAACAGAAGTCCTTTAAGGTGGAATACGACTGAACCCGAAATCGAGTCGCTCATTGGTTGTTGATCTACGATGGTGAAGAACAGATTAACCTTGTTTTTGGTCAAGTAAAAAATCAAATATTTTGGGACATTAGAAAATGTCAACCTAAACGTGTAGTCCTTATCTGACAGGATATTATGGACCGGAGTTCGAGCCTCCGCACCTCCACCCTAGACTTTTTGTACTACCCACTATTTAATTATGGTGGGTTTTTTTATGGTTTTTTTTCTTCTTTATCTGGAATTATTTCTTTAGTGGCACCTAAATGGGCTGCAGTTTTACTTACTAACTCGGAAGCCCCTTCTTTTTTCTTTACCGTACTATTAATTTCAGTTCCTGACTTACCAAATTTTGAAACGTTAACGGCTATTTTATAATATTCATTACCACCTTTAAATGCGTCACATTGGGCTTTTGTACCGTTTTTACATACCCATTCCGTTGACGCTTCTATAGTTTTACCTCTAATAGGTCCAGAAATGTATTCACCAATCGCATCCGCCTCTTTTTCAGTTAGTTTTTTAGCCAACTCAATACCTTTAGGTGATTTAAAAAACTCACCAAGCTTAGGAAATGATTTTTGCATAATACCACCAACTTTATTATTGATAGTACTTACCACTTTACCACTAACAGCAGTACCAATAGCATCATCAAGACTTTTAACCAAATCACCTATTTTTGAGATCATACCATTTAATTTATTCCACATAGTAGAAAAAAATGGTAATTTACTTGATAACCAACCTAACGCATTTTTAAC